CTGCTGACCATCCGGTCTATACCTGGATCATGGATAAAAAAATCAAAATTCAAACCGTGGCAGTTGAGATTAAGTTTGTGCATGTGAAGTATTGTCAAATAGAACAACAGGGTCAAATTCCATCACATGGTGAAATGCTGTCACAGAAAGGCCTGTGTGTTTAGAATACATTCTCCAGGCATGTGTGGGCAGATTCTGCAACACACCGACATCTCGGATCCGATCCGGGTGATAAAAGAAGCTGTTGACTCCACGAGTGTCCACAGTGAAGAATTCATATCCAAATCGTTCAGTCAACAGTTGATATGCACCCAGGCTGCACCCACAATAGGTCTTTTTGTATTTGGGCAAGCCAGGTCTCGCACTCACAACAAGATCTTGGTAGTAACTGATATATTCCAAGCACATCACAGCCGGGCGGAAATCATGATTGTACAAGAGATCTTTAAGCACCCAGAAATCAAAACTGTCAATGTCCAGACTGAAAAAGTCCGGAGTGCGTGTGGGCCAGGATTCTGTCAGTGATCCCAGCTGATCGATTGCTATAGTACAGTTTCTGTGTTCATAATCAGGATGTGTCCAGACAGCCGGTCTCATATCATGGCCCACGCCGTGGTATCCACGATTTTCAATCAGATTGCGGATCATGTTCTGTTCACCTGTTCCGGAACCTATTTCTATTGCCCAATGATCAGGATCTTGAATATGTGAGCAAAGTAAATCAATTATACCATCTTCTCGGTGTTGCGAGCTGAACTTGTATTCGTAAGGTAAAAAGTGTTCATTCAAGGTGGTCATAATGTATTTACCGTTATGTATGCCGATAAATATTTCTATGAAAATTGTAATTGTAACAGGGGGATTTGATCCCGTGCATTCCGGACATATCAAATATTTCAAAGCTGCACGAGAGTTAGGGGATCGACTCATAGTTGGACTCAACAGCGACGCTTGGCTAACCCGTAAAAAAGGTCGACCGTTCATGCCCGTATGGGAGCGTGATCAAATCATCAGAGAATTAAACATGGTTGATATGACTGTGATGATGGCGGACGATGCGGACAATAGTTGCACAACATTTATTAGAGAAACACTTGAGTTATTTCCGGATGATGAAATTATTTTTGCCAACGGCGGCGACAGAACCAAAGACAACATTCCTGAGATGCAGATACAAGACCCTAGATTGAGTTTTGTATTTGGTGTAGGTGGTGAGAACAAAGCCAACAGCTCAAGCTGGATTCTTGAAGAATGGAAGAAGCCCCGGACTGATCGACCCTGGGGTCACTATCGTGTGCTGCACGAAGTTGGCTCGCACGTCAAGCTGAAAGAGCTCACTGTGATGCCTGGGCAACGGCTCAGCATGCAGCGTCATGAACGCCGTGCAGAGTTCTGGTTTGTGGCCGAAGGTGAAGCCACAGTTTACACTGTGGATCCGCACAGCACAGATTATGATTTGTTGGCTAGCCCGGCACGACATCAACATACATGGATTCGACTAGGTGAATGGCATCAGCTGTGCAATGACACAGATCAACCGCTAAAGTTAATTGAAATCCAATACGGTGCGGACTGTGTTGAACAAGATATAGAACGCCGATGAAACCCATTCCTGTTTTTGTGGGATACGATCCTAGAGAAGCCATTGCTTATCATACCTGTGTGAATTCAATCATACGCAACAGCAGCAGGCCAGTGGCCATCGTGCCGGTGGCGCTGAACTTGTTTCGAGAGTATAGTGAAACACACACAGATGGATCAAATCATTTCATCTACACACGCTTCTTGGTACCTTATCTCATGGACTATCAGGGCTGGGCTATATTCATTGACGGTGACATGATTGTGCGTGGCGACATTGCTGAACTGTGGGCATTAAAAGACTACACCCGGGATGTGATGGTTGTGAAACACGATTACAAGACACGTCGCTCGGAAAAGTACCTGGGCAATGCCAACGAAGATTATCCTAGAAAGAACTGGTCAAGTGTGATCCTGTGGAACTGCAACGCCATACGCAATCGAACACTCACTCCTGAATTTGTGCAGCAAAGCACAGGTGCATTTTTGCATAGATTCTCCTGGATTGACGATGACCGTATAGGTGAATTGCCTGCTGAATGGAATTGGTTAGATGTGGAGTACGAATACAATCCGTTTGCCAAACTTGTGCATTACACACTGGGCACTCCTTGTTTCCATGAATTTGCTGACCAAGGCGACTTTTGTGATGATTGGCATCGAGAGCGTATCTTTACAGAATACTGTCAACAGAGGTTGATTTTATGAGCGGCTGGATCTTTCTCAGCAAAGGTGGTGAGGATGAATATGTGAACATGCTGGCTGCCAGTGCCGGCATGAAACACATGGATTCAGACTACTTTGATTACAAATACGACATAGCTCAGGATCGTAATCGATTGGTACTGCGAGGTATTCTCAAACACAAGATCATGAATCAATGCCTAGAGGATGGCAACGACTTCTATTTCATGGATTCGGGCTATGTGGGCAACAATGTGGGTGTACGCAATAGCCAAGGTATCAAACACTATCACAGGATAGTGTTAAATGATCTGCAACATAGAACCATACGCCCGCGGCCCAGTGATCGATGGAATCGTTTGGGAGTGACTCCGCATGCAAGGCGATACGGGCACAAGATCATCGTGGCAGCACCGGATGAAAAACCCTGCAAGCATTATGGTATAGATCAACAACAATGGGTGCAGGAAACTGTGAACAAAATCAAACAGTACACAGATCGTCCTGTGGTAGTGCGCGAACGGGCGCCCAAACGAGAAGATCGAATATTCAATGAACCGTTGAGCCGAGTGTTAGAGCAGGATGTACATGCCTTGGTCACTTTCAACAGTGTGGCAGCAGTGGAAAGCATACTGGCCGGTGTGCCGGCCTTTGTGTTAGCGCCCAGCCATGTGGCAGAACCTGTGGCCAATCGAGATCTTGCTCATATAGAAAAGGTATTTTATCCTGATCGAGACTTGTTGATGTCCTGGTGCCACAGCATGGCATACGGGCAATATCATGTGAAAGAATTAAAGGATGGAACAGCATTTAGAATGATGCAAGAAATATGAGAGTCATAAGTTACACAGCCACGCTGCCCAGAAAAGAGCAGCAAACCCAAGAAAGTCTCAAGAACGCCACAGACAAACTGGACACTCTGATATATTTCGCACAAGGCGTAAATGCTGAAGGTGATCAGGGCATAATCGAAAGCAACATGAAATATCAACCCAGTGAAGTTGCCGTGATCCTGGGCTGGGTTCACGAACACGGCAAAACTTCCGCGCACTTGCAATTCCGTCAAGAGATCCTGGACGGACAGCGTGCCTCGGGTGGTAGAACCGTGATAGCAGACAGCAACTTGTTCTTGTACAAGAACAAGACCAATCCCGGCTATTGGTTGCGTTACAGTTACGATGGCATCTTTGCCAACACCGGAGAATACTGTGATCAGGCGCCTGATCCTGCAAGATGGCGAACCGTGCAGAGTTTTTGCGATATACAATTACGGCCCTGGCGACAGTCGGGCAATCATGTGTTGCTGTGTTTACAACGAGATGGTGGATGGAGCATGGCCGGTTGGGATGTGGTGGACTGGGCGTTGAAAAACATAACTGAAATACGCAAGTATAGTGATCGACCCATACGCATACGACCACACCCCGGTGACAAGAAGGCCAGGAAATACTGTGAGAGAATAATGAAACTGTGCCACAGTCGCGGATTCAAACACATGGGAATCAGTGCGGAGGGACACAGTCTCATGGACGATTTCACTGACTGTTGGGCCGTGGTGAATCATAATTCAAGTCCGGGTGTGGCAGCAGTGATGGAAGGTATTCCTGTGATATTGACTGATCCAGAACGCAGTCAAGCTCGCGACATGGCCACCCAGGGGATCAACCGGATAGAAACTCCGATGATGGCAGACCGTGAATCTTGGGCGCAAAGAATAAGCCAGTTCCACTGGAGTCACGAAGAATTACAGTTGGGTGTGTGTTGGTCACACATGAAGAAATGGGCAATCAAATGATACAAGTAATAACCAGTTTCAATCAACTGTACTATGATCTCATTGGGCAGGATTCGGTCAGCAGTTTCTTGGAGCATTGGCCCCAGGATCTCTCCCTTGCTTGTTATGTGGAAGGATTCCGCATGCCCGAGCATGACCGTGTGCAGCAGATAGATTTTTCACAGTTGGAGTCGGACTATTTCCAATATCAACTGGATACCGGATTAAATCAAAGCATGAAAAAGTTTGCCAAGAAAGCATACAGTTTCATGCATGCCATGAATCACAGTGCAGCGGAATGGATCTTGTGGTTGGATGCAGATGTTATCACCACACGATCGTTGCCCATTGAATTGCTGCAAAGAGTGTTGCGCCCAGATCATCTGGCCATGTACATGGGTGTGACGTATTACACAGACAAAGGTGGTCGTCCAGGAACTTGGTTGGTGCCCGAAACTGGAATATTTGCTGTGAACACTCGGCATCAAGATTTTGTCACGTTCAGAGCAGAATATTGCCGTCGGTATCGAGATCGAGATCATGCAGATCTACGTAGATTTTATGATAATGATGTGTTTGGTGCTGCCTTGATGACCGTGCCTGATGCTGCTGTATTGGATCTATGTGCAGGATTTAAAAAAAGCTACAAGACTCCGCTGCGACACACTGTGCTGGGCGATCATCTCATACACTACAAGGCCAAGCATTCAAAGGCCGAATATGTACAAGGTGATGTTGATGGAATCTGCGTGGCCGACAACGACTAGGCGGTACGCCAATATCGTTCGTTTCTGGGGCGTATGAGATCTTTGTGATTGCTGCGCCCCATGTTCTTTCTATTGCCTTTGAGATGATCTAGATATGCACCCCAGGCTGTGTTGATCAGCGGATGCCCTTCACCCTTGATCAGCCCTGCGCTCCAGTTTAATACTCGCCATTCAGGATGCAGGGCCTGCACTTCTTTTCTGGTTTCATCAAATACCCAGCAATCATTCCATTCAGCCATGGTCATCAGGCGGCCGGAATCATAGGCCAATTGAAACTCTCGAAGCCACAGTTGAGTTATAGTATCATTTAAATTCATGCCATACAACCCACACTCGCTAAACTTCTTCTCTCTACCCAGATAAGCCAACCCCACATTCGAGGGCATGTGCAGCAATAAAAATGCTTCGTTAAGAGGTGTATGGCACACCATGTCGGCATCCATCCAAAACAGCACATCAGCGCCACAGTTGGCTGCTGCATGAAACACACTGTAGGCTTTGTGACAGAAGCGTATGGCATCCCAACGGAATCCTATTCCGGGTGCTTTGCCTTTTGCATCCGCAGGACCTGTGGCCACTTCACCGCGAGCTCTGGGATCTGATCCCCATTGTTGTTTGAAAGCCACTATGTCTGGGCTGACTTCATGCAAGTTTTTCACATGCAGATTCTCGGCTGTTTGTGTGATCTCACAATCTTCTGTATACACATGGAGATCAACTTCTCCGGGCCAGGTCTTCAAGAATGTGTCGATCATTCGGCTGGCATACTTGCTGTACCCTGATTGGTTAAATGTAGTGACCACTGCGTATTTTGTCATAGGCTTTCAGTTCTGAATAACTATTTACTACAACATCATGAACATCAGTATTTTTAATAGATTTGGCGCATTGAATTCTGTGCCAGTATTTCAAGCATTCCAAGAAGGATGTAAACGAAATCGCATACGTGTGACCGAACACAATTCAGCTGCTGATGTGGCTGTGATCTGGAGTCAGTTATGGACCGGGCGTATGGCTCCAAATCGTGCTGTATGGCAAGAGTTTACTGCCGCAGGCCGGCCAGTTATAGTGTTAGAAGTCGGGCAGCTCATGCGTGGTGTGACCTGGAAGATAGGCATCAATGGCGTGAATGCTCGTGCTGAATGGGGTGAAGGAATGGAATCAGAGCGGGCCAATAAACTCTCAATGCGGCTGCAACCCTGGCACCAAGGCGACCATGTCTTGATTGCCATGCAACGAAGTGACAGTGAGCAATGGGCAGGATTGCCCGCTGCTGAACAATGGCTTGAACACACTGTGCATCGCATACGCGAACATACCGATAGACCCATTGTGGTGCGCCCACATCCCAGACAACGATTGAAGCCCATCCCAGGTGTGCAGATACAACAACCACAGGCTCTGCGTGGAACCTATGATGAGTTCGATTTCCGTGGCAGTCTAGGCCGTGCCTGGGCCGTGGTAAATGAGAACTCTGGTCCGGGCAGTCAAGCCATCATAGATGGAGTGCCGGCATTTGTGGGTGCGGATAGCATGGCCGTGCCAGTGGCCAACACTGACTTTGCTTTGATAGAAAAACCACGCATGCCCGAAAGATCTGCGTGGTTAGAACAACTGTGTCACACAGAGTGGACACTGGGCGAGATCGCTGCTGGATTACCGTTGGCTAGGTTGTTGAAGTCTCTTTAGATCTGCATCAACCATGTCCTGGATCATGGTAGCAAAATCAGTTCGTGGTTGCCATCCTAGTATGGTTCGGGCAGAAGTGCTGTCGCCATGCAAGCTGTACAGTTCAGCAGGGCGTTTGAATCGTGGATCAGACTTGACCATGGCTTGCCAATCCTCAATGCCTGTGTGCCGAAATGCTATATCGCATAGTTCACCAATGCTGTGCTGTTCTCCTGTGGCGATCACATGGTCTCGAGCAGTAGGCTGTTGTAGCATCAACCACATGGCTTCCACAAAGTCTCCGGCAAATCCCCAATCTCTCTTGGCATCTAAATTGCCCAAGGTAATAGAGTCAGCCAACCCTAGCTTGATACGGGCAACACCATCTGTGACTTTGCGTGTGACAAACTCACGGCCACGCAACGGGCTTTCGTGATTGAACAAGATACCCGAACAAGCATACAGGCTGTAGCTTTCACGGAAGTTAATGGTCATCCAATGGCTGTACAACTTGCTCACGCCGTACGGGCTTCTTGGTCTGAATGGTGTGTGCTCGCCCTGGGCGCCTGCTTCTGTGGCGTTGCCGAACATCTCCGATGTGCTGGCTTGATAAAAGCGTGTGTTAGGACTATGAGTGCGTATGGCATTGAGCAAGTTCAGCACACCAATGGAGTTCACTTCCGTAGTAAGTTTGTTGAGATCCCAACTGGCACCCACAAAACTCTGTGCTGCAAGATTGTACACTTCCGCAGGTTTGAGAGTTTGCATGAGATGATTCATGTTGTTTTCATCGGTGATGTCACCGGTGATCAACTCGATATCGTTCTCAATGCCCAACCACTTGATGTTGTCTAAATTAGGATTTGAGTAGCGTTTCACAAGGCCATACACATGATAGCCTTTTTGGATCAGTAGTCGAGCTAGATAAGGACCGTCTTGGCCGGTCATGCCTGTTACAAATGCGGTGCGTTTCATAACAGTATGTATCACGCACAACAATCACACTGTAATATCTTCCATGCCTGCTGTGCGTAGTCGAACCACATGGCCCATCTGCCATTGTTTGACATCCAGACCTTTCATGATACCCAACCAACGATTGCGTAGCAGGGCCACTTCGTTGATGATGGTTTCAAAGTCCACCACTTCATCTTCACCTTCGGCATACTTTTCTGCGTCACGACTGGTGAGTGCGCGGGCATAGCCTTCAAGATATTTCTGAAAGTGTTTCCTGCGTATCTTGCGTAGTTGGATGTTGAGATAGTTCAGAACCGCTTCAATCTCTTGCAGTTGATTGAAGCGTTGTTCTGTGATACCGGGCAGAGCAGTGATGTTTTTTTCCAGCACACCCGAGATCTTGCAATCTCGTTTGGCTGCATCAAGCTCTGCTTCGTAATGGTCTATGAAATCAGGAATGGCCGCCAAGTTGGCCACTACCTTGCTGTACCACATTAGTTTTCCCAGTCTTCGGCGCGATGATCTTCTTCTTCCTCAACATCTTCATCATCCTCGTCTTCGTAAGATTTGTCGTTGTCGAGATATGCTGTTAATGCACGTTTGATATCGGCGTCACCTTTGAATGTGTCCTTGATATCATCCACATCACAGTCGTTGTCGATCAAGATGGCTACCACTGTTTCGGCTGCTTCATCTCGATCCACTGTGTTCACATAACGCTTGAGTTCTGACCACATCTCGCTGGCCACTGCTACTGCTTCATTCATTCTGCTGTCTCCTCAACGATACTTACTTCAGTTTTCTGATTGCCAAAGTCTGCCATGGCACGATCCAAACAGCCTTCTTCATTGGCTTCCCACTTCTTGCGGAACTTCTTGATGATCTCGCCATCGCTGGTCACAAACACCAGACTGTTGCCTTCCTTCTTCAAGAGATTGCGTTTTTCCATGAGATCCACCATGCCCGAATAAGGGCTCATTCCGGTCTCATAAGGAATCTTGACCTGCACACCTTCAAAGGGTTTTGAGTAACGTGTTTTCATCACTTTACAAGCAGCGCGGATACCCATCACATCCGAGATCTTGTTGCCATCCTCGTCCTCTTTGAGTTTGAGTTTTTTCATGGCCACCACGATGGAACTGGCATAGATGAAGCCTTGACCACCGGAGATCTTGTCGTCAGGATCAAACATGTCCTGGCTGGCGTATGTGTGATTGGTACACACTAGACCCACATTGTATGAACCAAACATGTTCACACAGTTACGCACAAGACTGGTGAGTGCTTTGGGTTTACGACCCAGGTCACCTTTCATCTCACCTGCATCAAACTGATTCACATCAGTGGGTGTGAGCAACATGCCCAGGCTGTCAATCACAAACATGACCTTGGGACGTTCGCCGTCGGGCAAGGCCTTGTAGTCGCTCATGAATGTGGAGATTGTTTTGGCCACATCGTCGATCATGGCCATGCTCAATTTAAGCAGTTTGTCCTGGCCGGTATCCACACCCAGGGCTTTGAGCCAGTCTTCGTCTAGTGCGTTTTCACTGTCGATCAAGACTACATAGATGCCTTGTGCTTGGGCATTCTTGATGATGTTACCGGAGCAGATGTAACTTTTACCTGCACCGGATTCACCGGCAAACACAGTGACCTTGCCCAAGGGAATGCCTCGGTTGAAGTCCCCCGAGATCAGATAGTTCAAGGCATAGTTGCCTGTGGAGATCCAGTCTGTTGGATCGTTGAAACCAATGCTCAATCCTTCGATTGACTTGGTGATTTCTTTGCGGAACTTGCTTACGTCAAATGGTTTTCCCATGATAGTTTCTTTCAATGTAAAATGATGCTGGCAGAGTTGTCGGCCTGTGAGTTATTGTAAAGTATTTTACGATACTGTGTCAAGTGTTTATCTAGATCAATCATATTGGCAACAGGAATCTGATTGGCCATGGGTCGGCGGTCATGCCGACTGCACCATGCCAAAAATTCCGGGCCAAACGCCACAGTCTCGGGTTGTTGTAGATTGAGGTTGAACGAGTATTCCAAGGTCTCATAGTTGTAATGATCTTCACAATCAAGATTCATATCAAAATATTCAAACTTGTTGTAGAGTTGCCGGCCCACATAGGTGTATCCAAACGAGAAGTTCACACGGTCCGGATTAGACACCATGGACGTTTTTTGGAAAGGATTGTCGAACACTTCCCACTTGCTGGCGGCGCTGAACTCGATATTGTTTGTAAAAATTGATTCCAATCTATGAACAGCCATGTTCACATCTTCGTATGGAAAAATCCTTCCAAGATGTTGCATGGCCACTGCTAATCTTGCTTCCAATATTTCATCTGGGAACTGATCATGCAGTTGCTGTCCTAATCTAGCAGCCGTTGAGTTGTGACTAAATCGCAACTGATGCACCTGCACTTTGTGATTTTGTGAAAATACCCATTCAGCATGTATACGATTAAGCAGACTTTGATCCAGGTATGTTTCAAGATTGTCTGATTGTGGAAAGTTGATCCCCACGAGATCATAGAGAACCTCATTAGTATTTGATAGTGCCCAGTGAAGATCTGTCAACCCCTTGCTGACTTGTTGTGCAACCAGTTGATTGTCTGAGAATTGATTTTGATTTTCATTGATTGATTTCTCTACAAAAAATTCAAACAACTCATAATTATACACTACCTCAAAAGGTATACTGTCACCAGTATTTTCAAATACCAAAGAAAATTTCATAATAGATAAACGCAAGCACCGAAAGGTGCTTGCAATGTTCAATTAAGACTTGTTTTGACGGCTACGGATCATGGCCAAGATGTCCTCGGCTTTCTTGTTGCCTTCTGCTGGCTTGGCCACTGGTGCTGTTGCCACAGGAGTGTCGTCGTCTTCAAACGCATCCACGGTGGCTTTGGCTGCAGGTGCTGCTTTGACCACAGGAACATCTTCATCCACATCTGCTGCGGCAGCACCGGCAGGCGCTTGCATACCTGCAGGGCGGAAGTATTGTCCCCAACGCTCCATGTCAAATGCTTTGCCATCAACTGATGCTTCAAACATTTCTTTCATCACCCGCAGTTCCACATCAGTGGGCTTCTTGGGCAAGAATGTGCTCAAGTCAAACAGGCCATGTGTTTCGATGGCTGCTTGTTCTTCTTCAGTGAGTGCAGATTCTTTTCTAGCCCACTTTGAAGTGTTGTAGTCCGCGTAGCCGCCCTTCTGTGTCTTGGTGATACGGAAGTCCAAGCCACTCATGGTGTCTGTGGGCAGGTTTTCCAATTCTGGGTCCATCAACGCACTCTTGATCAAGGTAAAGATCTGTGGTCCTATGATGAAACGACGGATTGGGTTAGACGGTGTCTTGTCGTCAGCGATAGGGTTCTCACGCACAAAGCCCTGGAACACATAACTGCGTTTCTTCCAGTATTTGCGACCCATGTCTTCCAGACTAGGATCCTTGAACCAAGGACTGACCTCGGACAGGATTGGGCAAGTTTCGTTCCACATGTGCATGCATGGTACCTGCACCATGACCTGTTTACTATCCATCTCTCCTTTGACGCCATTGAATGGCAGTCGGATCATGGCCCGTTCTACCCAGAAGAATGTGTTTTTGGAGTTTGCGTCCGGTAAGAATCGGACAGTTGCGGATTGGCCTTCTTCCATGTTCCAGTGTGGGTAGATGGGATTCTCACCGCCACTGCCTCCGGATTTGCCTTTGCTCTCTGCTGCCTGTAGTCGTGCTCTGATTTCTGCTAAAGTTGCCATAGTTTTTTCTCCTATAAAGTTGCCTATGTAAAATGCCTATCTAATGATTTAGATTGTGTTGCCTGTG